TTGACACAGGTTCGTACATTTTTAACGCACTGGTTTCAGGTAGTGTATTTGGTGGTGTATCTGGGAATAAGATTACTGCTATTGCTGGAGAGTCTTCTACTGGAAAGACTTTCTTCTCTCTCGCTGTGGTTAAGAATTTTCTTGATACTAACCCCGATGGTTATTGTCTCTACTTTGATACTGAGGCCGCTGTTAATAAATCCCTACTTGAGTCTCGGGGTATTGATCTCACCAGGGTAGTGGTTGTCAACGTCGTTACTATCGAAGAGTTCCGTAGTAAGGCTCTGAAAGCGGTGGATATATACCTTAAGAAACCATTAGAGGATCGCAAACCTTGTATGTTTGTGTTAGACTCTTTGGGTATGCTTTCCACTGAGAAAGAGATCACGGATGCACTGAACGAAAAACAAGTTCGTGACATGACCAAATCGCAACTGGTCAAAGGTGCATTCCGTATGCTTACTCTCAAGTTGGGACAGGCTAAAATTCCAATGATCGTTACCAACCACACCTACGATGTTATCGGATCTTATGTACCAACTAAAGAAATGGGAGGAGGCTCTGGCCTCAAATATGCAGCAAGTACGATCATCTATCTCTCAAAGAAAAAAGAGAAGGACGGAACAGAGGTTGTCGGAAATATTATCAAAGCTAAGACTGCTAAGTCGCGTTTGAGCCGTGAGAACCAAGAAGTTTCTGTGCGTCTTTATTACGATGAGCGTGGTCTTGATCGATATTACGGTCTTCTTGAGCTCGGTGAATTGGCTGGTCTCTGGAAGAACGTCGCAGGTCGATATGAAATCGACGGAAAGAAGGTTTATGCCAAAGCCATCCTCAAAGACCCAGAAGTTTATTTCACTCCAGAAGTGATGGAGAAGTTAGATGTTGCAGCCAGAAAAGAGTTCTCGTATGGTTCAGGTGATACCGAAGATCCTGCACCAGGACATCTGCCAGAGCTTGATACTGTCGTTTGAAAACTCTGATCAAAAACAAAGAGTAGATCGTGATGCAAAGCCAAGGTTCACTCAGGTGAATCTTGGTTCTAATCCTTACCTTGTTCAAAGAGTTAAGGCTGCAATCGATATCTATAAAGAAATCCTAGGTCCTAGATCTTGGTATATTCCTCCAGTGAAATACATGGAGGAATTTCGTGTCAAGAAGTACGATCCAGATACAAGAGATCGGTTTGATGAACATGTGGATGTTGTAAATCATGCAACTGCACGTCGTTATGTCGCACTGTTGTTTTATTTAAATGAAGTGGAACAAGGTGGGGAGACAGAGTTCCCTCTTCATGGTAAGATGATTAGACCAGAGGCTGGTTCCGTTCTGGTCTTTCCTCCAACTTGGGAATATCCCCACGCAGGCCGTCCCCCTGTGAGTGGACCAAAGTACATCATGAGCACGTATCTCCACTATGGATAGAGTTGAAAACACAATCCTTCGTAATATGATCCACGATGAGGACTACCTTCGTAAGGTGGTTCCTTTCATTCAACCTGATTACTTTGAGGATCACAAGGATCGTGTAATCTTTGAGGAGGTAGCTAAGTTTGTTGTCAAGTATGACAAACCTGCCTCTCAAGAGATCCTCAACATTGAGATTGAAAATAGGGGTGATGTAACAGACACTGAGTTCAAAGAGATTATTGATCTTGTCTCTTCTCTTAATGCAGAAGAAACTAATAAGAATTGGTTGATAGATACTACTGAGAAGTGGTGTCGTGATCGTGCGATCTATCTTGCCTTGATGAAGTCTATCAAGATTGCAGATGGTCAAGATAAGGACAAAGGTCGTGATGCCATTCCCAGTATCCTCAGTGACGCACTAGCTGTGTCATTTGATAATCACATTGGTCACGATTATCTTCAGGACTATGAGCAACGTTACGAGGTATATCATCGAAAAGAGGAAAAGATCCCTTTCGATCTTGAATACTTTAACAAGATCACAAAAGGTGGTCTGCCTAATAAAACTCTCAATATCGCTCTTGCTGGTACGGGTGTCGGAAAAAGCCTATTCATGTGCCATGTGGCTAGTTCCGTCTTACTGCAAGGAAAGAACGTTCTCTATATCACTGCTGAAATGGCAGAGGAACGAATTGCGGAAAGAATTGATGCAAACCTTCTCAATGTCAACATTCAGGAGATTACTGACCTCCCGAAGGTGATGTTTGATAACAAGGTAAATAAACTTGCATCAAAGACCCAAGGAACTCTAATCATTAAGGAGTATCCAACTGCGACTGCACATGCTGGACACTTCAAGGCCCTTCTAAATGAACTTGCCCTTAAGAAGTCTTTTAGACCTGATATTATTTTTATCGACTATCTTAATATTTGTGCTTCCAGTCGATACTCTAAGTTGGGTAATGTTAATTCTTATACCCACATCAAGGCTATCGCCGAAGAACTCAGGGGTCTCGCGGTTGAGTTCAACGTTCCAATTGTTTCGGCTACCCAAACTACTAGGAGTGGTTATGGGAGCTCTGATGTTGAACTTACTGATACTTCTGAATCCTTTGGTCTGCCTGCTACTGCCGATCTTATGTTTGCTCTTATTAGCACGGAAGAGTTGGAAGAACTGGGCCAGATTATGGTTAAACAGTTGAAGAACCGTTATAACGATCCCACTATTAACAAGAGGTTCATCGTTGGGATTGACAGGGCCAAGATGCGCCTGTATGATTGTGAACAGTCTGCACAGAAGGACATACTTGACAATGGACAGGATGCAGACTATGATGAACCAGAAAACAAATTCAAAAACAAATTCGCGGAGTTAAAATTCTAATGAGCGTTGATTATGGTAAGTATCAAGAGTTTGTAAATGAAGTCACTTCCAAACCAAGTAAGAACTATTACGATTTTGGCCAGCGCCTTGCGGTTCTCAACGATCAAGGATTTCCTACCGAGCGATTGCTTACTGCTGCTGTAGGTATGTGTGCCGAAGCTGGTGAGTTTACTGAGGTTGTGAAGAAGATTGTCTTCCAAGGTAAACCTGTGAATGAAGACAACCTGTTCCACCTGAAACGTGAACTGGGTGATATCATGTGGTATGTGATGCAAGCCTGTATGGGTCTCGGTGTGTCACTTGATGAAGTGGTTGAGATGAATGTTGAGAAACTTCTCTCGCGTTATCCTGAAGGTGCGTTTGACGTACACTTCTCTGAAAATCGTAAACAAGGTGATGTTTGATGGCACTATCTAAATCTGTTGAGGGATCCCTCAAAGAAGCTGAGGCTGCTCTACGCAATGCACTTGCATTTGCCGCACGTCAGGAAGAACCCTACGTCGGTAAACAAATCGCAGACATGATCATGAACATTGATCAACTGCAAAAGATTGACAAGTTGTTTGATAAACTTGACAGTCGTGAACCAGGAAGTCGTGGTTCTTTCGGTACTTTCTTTGATGATGACGAATGAAAACTGTAACTGTTAATCTGTCCACCTATCAAGCCGCTGTGGTTCGTCAGGTTCTGTTCGAAGCCCAGAAAGGTTATTCTTATGGACCCACTGCACCTGAACGGGTGTTTGAGATCCGTGAAGTTGTCACTGATCTGGATGATGCGATTGAGGAGGCTCTGAAAGAATGAAGTTCATTATGTTCACCAAAGAGTCTTGCGGACCTTGCGGACTCGTCAAACGATACATCAATGCACTCAAAGATGATCGTAAAGAATTGATTGAAGAGGTTTATCTTGAGGACTTCAGTGATCAACCCATTCCTGAAGAGAACCTTGCACTTGCCAAAAAGTATGGTGTCACAGCTACTCCTGTTCTGGTGATTACTGATGACAGTGGTGAACTAGTAGAGACTTATACTGGTGGTATGGGTATCACCCAGAATATTCGTAAACTCTGGGATCAATATGCATAGTATCTGGATCTACTCTGTTGCTTTCTTTCATATGGTTGTGGTGCCTTGTGTAACGGTTCCCTCCAACTGGAAGTATTGTTACAAAGTAGACCAGTGGTTGATTCCAGATCTCATTCATGCATGGGAACTTAAAACTGGTAAGTATGTTCCCTATCAAGAAGAGAAGGAATACTTACAAAATAAATAGGAGGGCTAAGACCCTCCTTTTTTCATGGCTAGTCTTTCTGGTAAAACAACTGCGGGTGAACAGAACTGGAAAGTCTACGTTACTGACCGTGCCGATAGGGCTTCGACTGATTATCTAATCGAAGCTGCTGGAATGGTGTACTCAAAAACATCCCCATCGAAGGCAACAGACTTGCTTGGTACAGTTCAACCTGGTGAGAAGATAAGAATTACTAGTGGAACAACGTTTAATGTGACTGTTACCAAAGGACCTCTTGGTAGAACAAGGACAGAAACATGTGCGCAGATTAGATATAAAAGTAAGACGGGATATTTAAAACTAACATCGATTAGAAAACCAACAAGTGCTGGTGACGCTGCAGAGAAAAGAACACTGACACTGACACAAAATCTATTAGAACAATTGAAAGAAGTTGCTGGTGTAGGTAGAGGTGGTAACTCATCTTTTAATATCACTGTCCCTGGACTTGGACCTATTAATGGTATCAGTGGTATTAAAAAGGTAGGAACAAGACCACTGGGTAGAGAAGCCAAGGCTGACTTTGCACTCACGGATAAGAGAGGTAAGGAGATACTCTACGTTTCCCATAAACAAGGAAAGACTGCATCTGCTTTTCAACAGTATGGTGGTGTGTCTGAAAAGTCTGGAACTCCTGGAAATCCAAAACTGATCATGGATGAT